ATCTCTATCGCCTGTGCCGATTACAAACACTCGGGCACGAATACCACATTGATTGGCCGCAAGACCAATACCATTGTACATCTTTCTTGTCAGGTGCATTTGTTTGGAGAATCTCTCCATGTTGTTGTTAGGTAACTTGTCTGTATATTCAGGCATTACCTCCTTCAACATACCGAAAGCATCCGAATAAATTGTTAAAGGAACAATTTCCGACTCTTTGACAACTGTATTACTTTCGGTATTAAACGTTAAGACTTCACTCATTCTTTAGTCCCTCACACAATTTTACAATCTCTTCATTGGTCAAAAAGAATTCATATGTTGATGTATGAACAATCTCTTCATCTTCACCTAAAACTTCTTGTACAAAATACACAGCATTCAAATCTTTTGGTGTAAAACAGGGTTTAACCTGAACTCGCAATTTAAATGCCGCATCATCTTTAATTAAAAACTCTTTCATAATTACCTCACTATTCTAGAAAAATTCTTTACCTTCTCAAACCTAATCACATTTCGAAACTTGTCTTGTAGTATATCACCTTTATGTGAAATAACAAACAGATTAACATCTTCCAACATGTGCAGTATCTTCATCAGATTTTCAGTACCTTCTGTATCTAGTGAAGAATCAAAGACCTCATCCAGTATCAACAGGTTGGTGTTGGACGAATTCTTTAACTTGGCGACAGCACGCCATGTCAGTAACAAGGCCATATCAATACGTTGTTTCTCACCTTCAGAGAATGAAGCATAAGAAAACTCATCACGATGCCGAGACTTAATTGTTTCCTTGAATGATTCGTCAAGGTTAAAGTTCACAAAGAAATCTAGGGAAGATAAATACTTATTGACCAGTTTATTAATGATTGGCAGATACTGGCGAACAATCTTTGTTTTAATGCCAGTATCTTTCAACAACACCGCAGCGGCTTCATAATATGTCTTTGTATCTATTAATGTTTTTAAGTCTTCTTCTAGCTTGGTCAAATGACTTGCGAGTTCTTGTAGTTGTACTTGTTGTGTCTCTGTTGAATCTTTATTTGATTGCAATGCCGCAATCTCTTTTTGTATTTTAACAATATACTTGTTAATCTCGGTAATAGAAGTACTCTTTGTGGCAATCTGAATCTGTAATGACTGAATCTGTTTCTGTACTTCAGATATGGAATTCAACTTGGTTTGTTCTTCAGTTAACTTAGATTCTAATTGAGTCAATCCATGTTCACATTCACCAACCTTTGTACCTAGATTGAGAAGTTCCGTTTCTTTGAAATCCGAGGCAATGGCTTGCCGACACGTTGGACAATCATCATTGTGCTGGAAGAAACTAATATCTTTACGTAGTTTGGATAAATTGCTCTCAATTTGAGATTCAAGCTTTGTAATCTTCTTGACCTTATTTTCAACAGTAGATTTCTCTGCCACTGATACTGACAACGTTTCGACCAATGTACTGGAGTTAGCAACTTCTCCATGTAAGGTTTGTATGGTGTTGTTGTTAGTTTGAATTTCATTCTCATACTGTCTCACCCGTAAATCATTGTTTTGATTTTGTTCATCAATGTGTTTCTTTTGCATTTCATGTTTTTGTTTTGCCAATTCGATTTCATTCTTTTTGGCAACTGACAGTTCTCTGTTCTCTGACATACGTTCTTTTACCAAACTATTCATAGTGGAAAAGATTTGAATGTCTAACAAGTCTTCAATGATAGACCTGCGATCACCTGGAGACAACTGCATGAAAGGTGTGAATGAAGCCGAACCAAGAATCACAATCTGTGTAAATGATTTGTAATTCAACTTGATGATAAACTTCTCCAAGTATTCTTGGTAGTCACGCATTGCGGCATCTTGATTGATTAGAACGCCGTCTTGATAAATTTCAAATACATTTGGTTTGATTCCACGAACAATCTTATACGATTTGTTTGCTGTGTCAAAACCAACTTCAACGAGGCCATCTTTACCATTAATTGAATTCACAAGTTGTGGTTTGTTGATGCTGCGAAATGGTTTGCCAAACAAAGCGAAACACAATGCATCTAACATTGTGCTCTTGCCTGAACCATTTTCACCGACTACAAGTGTGTTGTGTGAGTTGTCCAACTTGACTTCTGTCCAACTGTTACCAGTGGATAGAAAATTCTTCCATTTTACATATCTAAAAATAATCATTCTGTAGTTTCTGTATTCAAGGCCTCAACGTATAATTCTTTCATTAAGTTCTTGAGTTTATCACGTTCCACATTTAATGTCAAGTTATCTATGTACTTTGATAGTATGGTCATCGTATCTTCTGCCTGATCTACAATATCGGCATCAATGTCGGTATCATAATCATTGAAGTCTTCCACAATGGAGATATCGGATGCACCACACTTATACAGGTTGTCAAGTACCGTATCGAACAGGTAAGGATTCTGTTTGTTTAATACAACAACCTTAATGTAACAATCTTTATATTCGGCATAGTTGTGTGTCTTCCAATCTTCAAATGATTGTGCGCCATCATCATATGTTATCTTATGAAACATCTTATGTGGATTCGGCACAAACGTTAACTCTCTTGTGTCTGTATCAAAGATGTGAAAACCACGTTGGTCATTGTAATCAGCCCAAGTCATTTCATATTGGTTGCCCAAGTATGAGATGTTGCCATCACTTGATTTGTGGTGAAAGTGTCCTGATAACACGATATCAAATCGGTCAAACATTTTCTTTTCTAAACCAGTGTGACAAATATTACCTTTGTCCATTTCAAAGCCAGCAATCTCAAAGTGACCAAATACAATCTGTGCAGGTGTATTTTGTACCTCATCTAATGTTGTCTGATAGTTACTGGAATTAATCCAAGGTACCATCAAAACATTAGTGCCATCATAGTTCATCAACCGTGGTTCTGTCATCACCTGAATGTTATCATAATGGTTGAACAATTCATCCATCGCATTGATTTCATTTGTGTTCTTGTAAGTCACATCGTGGTTACCTACAATTACATCCATTGTAATGCCTTCGTTTTTTAACACATCAAAGAATCGTTTGCGCCACGAATTCAAAATAACATAGTTAATAAACTTTCTTCGGTCAACAACATCACCAAGGTGACAAATATGTTTAATGTCGTTTTCTTTTAAATACGGAAAGAATGTGCCTTCCCAGAATTTAAAAAAGTATTCATTAAAAGGTAAACTATCACCACGAGCACCAGCGTGCGTATCATTTATAATTGCAATCTTCATTTATCTTTATCAATCTCTTCAATAAACTTTTCAAGTCCTTTAGTTTTACTTTCTTTTTTCTTCTTTTTATTTTCTTCAAAGTTGTAAATGAATTCAGAAATGTTTTCATACAACTGGAATTGCCTGTTAGCTCCATCATCATCAGATAGAAACTCACCCTCATCTAATATGCCGTACATTTCTGTTGCCTTATACTTAACATACAGTTGTTTCTTCTCACGCATAATTCGTCTGAGAAAAGCATAATATATGATTTGAGTGAAATAAGCAAATGGATTTTTACTCTTTACCGGATCAAAGTTGCGGAAGTACATAAGGCAATTCTCAACACCATCACTCATCATCTCATCACGGAAGGAATAGGATATAAAGTTTGGTTTTCTAGACAAGTGTTCCGCAATTTTCAGGAAACATTCTCCAATATAATTTGGAATCTGTGGGTCTTCCTTACCATTACTCTTTGCAGTTTCACAATCCTCACGGTATTGAATTAGAGCCTTCAGAAAGTCGGCGTTGTTCACATAATGTTTAGTACTCATATTTGCCTTATTTAACGCTTGACACGTTGGTTGGTTTAGTCATATAATTGCGGTGTTGCTGTTTCATGTTAATGTATTACACTGTTAGTTTTCTCTTCCATTACTTGTTCTAAGTTATCCAATTCGGAATGATCCATAGCACCAAGTAATCTCTCTCTCAAAATCTCATCTGAATTTTCATTAGATAACAAATACTTCTCTACTACATTCAGGTAGTAATCAACCATATCATCTTTCAATTCCAACACAGTCACAATTTCTGCAATGTCGATGCAAGCGGCATCGACTTTAATCAACTCACCAGGCAACCAAGGCATCATAGCCAAGATAGTTGCACCAGTTGGAATCCTACGAAAAACTAATTTCATAGGGTGTTGTAGTATAATAGTGTTCGACTCTATATCTTCGACAAAGGCGGAGATAATGTCATCACCTGTTGCCAATCTAAAAAGTTTAATTGATAATTCGTTGTTCATTCTTTTATATCTACGTTGTAAAATTTATATTCAAATTTCTCTTCATCGTATATTTTAACACGTTCTACGAAATGATGCAAGGTATAATTAGTATGTTTGCCTATTCTAAAATCATCTGCAATATCATACAACACAGCTTGGTCTTTGTTATCACCTAATCGTAGTACACGACCAATAGATTGCAAGTTTCTAATCCTAGATTTAGATGGTGATGCAAATATTACATTGTGTAGATTACGAATGTTAATACCAGTAGAGAATGTACCATAAGATGCAACAATGATTGCATTAGTTTCTTTCTCTGTTACGGCACGAACGTTCTCTCGTTCTTCCACATCAGTACCACCATAAACAAAAGATATTGTCCTATCTATGTTAGAGTCTTTGATGTGTTCATATAAAAACTTACCATGTTTATCTACGTATTGAAATAATACAAGTGTATTGCCTTCTAATGATAGAGTTAGATTTTTAATAAAATCATTTCTCTTTCTACTGGCAACAATATAATCCATTTCAGCATTGTAATCCCAATCTCTGGATTCTTTACAAACCACATCTGGATATTTTAATACAATACATTTAATTTTAAAATCAGCAGCATGTTTGTTTTCAATCAACTCTTTAGTTGTTGTTGCCTTGTGTACTGCGCCAAACAAACCTTCTAGTACTAATCTGTGTGTCTGAGTACCATCTAGTGTTCCAGTACATCCAACACGCATGGATGCATTAATACAACCAGATAGTATGGTTGTCAGTGACTTTGCTTTAAACTGATGGGCCTCATCACCTAGTACATAATCAAACTGTTCAAAGTATTCTTTCTCTCTGTTGTATATAGATTGCCACGTTGTGATAGTTAAAAACTTATCTGTGTGTTTATCTTTACCTGCATACTGTCGGTGACAATACGTATCAACATCATAACCATATGACTTGAAATCAGAATACATTTGTTCAACTAACGATGTAGTTGGTACAATTAATAAACCTTTAGAGTGATTCTGTTCTTGTATCTTAGAAAGAATCATATAAAGAATAAGAGATTTGCCTGATGCTGTTGGTGATAACAACAACATTCGTCTGTTGCGAATGGCTTTTACGAATGCATCTAATTGGTAATCACGTACTTCTAATGGCAAATTTAAAGATGTGATAAATTCTTTTGCTTCGTGTACCGAGAAGTTAGTTGTGATGTTAACTTCTTTTTCTAGTTCTAATGTGTATTCACGTTCTTCGCAAAACTTTTGAATGTATGGAACTAAACCATGATAGATATTAAATGTTCTTAAGTCTGCCAATCTAATCTTGCCGTCCCATATGCGAGACTTGTAAGCAGGAGTAAATTGATAACCAGGAACATAGAATGTGAAATAATCACTTAACTCTTGTGCTATGTTTCTTTCACATTCAAACCTAATGTAAGCTTCATTAAGTTTCTTTAATATCAAATCTGCCATTAACCTATACCTTGTATGAACCTCTCCCAAGCAATATAGTCACGTAACTGAAATGTACGACTGTTGAGTTCTTTCATAATACTTTGGCAAACGTCAACGATTTCATCATGCATAATTTTGCTGGCAGAGAGTTTGTTTAAATCTTCGTCACTATCAAAGTATGTAGTAATGTCGGATTTCAACACAAACGGAAATGGTTCCCATCCGTATTTTTTTAATTCTTCATCATCCATTTTGCCTGTATAATATTCCCACTTTATTTTTTTATATTTGTTAAACTTAAACTCAGCTTCTTTAGATTGAAGTCGGTGCTTTGACATGATAGTCAAATACTTTGAGTGTAGTTGTGGAATATTAATCAGTTCAACATTAGGTTGTGTGCGGTCAATCTGTGCATCTTTACGCCACATTTCCAATAGTTCTTCAAGTTTAGTCATAGAGCCTCCTAGTTAGGAGTATACATTATAAATTACAGTTTGTCAATATCGTAATAGGTATATCTGAATGTGGCATCGGCAGTAATGATATTATCTGGCGTGTCGGTAGATGACATAGAGAAAGAAGAAATGCTTGTCGGGAACACTTCGTAGAATTTAAATCGGTACAATGGAATATTAGATGACGACAATATGGTAAGTGTCGCATCAGAGTATTGTGGGCCGGTAGTTTTGCCTAAAGTTGAATATCGATTTAAATTTGCCAAGTTTTGATATTCTGAATAATCTTTAGGGAAAGTCATAGCACGAATCCAATCGTGTACTTCTTTCCA